TATCCTCAAGTATGTCAATTCTCGTACCTATCTTGAACATGGTAGGAGGAAAACTAAGTGGCTCATTAACAACCAAAGGAATACCTATATCCTCTCCGGTACCAAATATCATCCACTTTACTCCTTTCGTATCCTTATCATACACAACTTCGGCATGACCAGTAGAAACCAAACCGCTAGTCGGAACTGGGGACTTCACTTTCGGCCTTGGTGGCACATTTGATAATCCCAGCCAATTCCTGATCCAGTGTTTCAAGTAATTCTTCATTTTTCTTTTTCTCCTGCATAAATTCACTTAAGACCACTTCTGCATCTGCCTGTGAATCCACATCAAATTTCTCTTTCAATTGTTTCAACACCTGGGCCTTACTACCTTCATTCTGGGCTTGTGTTTTTTGCAGCTCTTTTATTTTCCGTTGTTTAGTTTTAACGCTAGCAATCACATCACTCATGATTTAACCTCTTCCATACATTCGTCAATAAGATCCCGCACTTCTGGACGAGTCTTTTTCTCTTTGAATATTTGTATCATGAACCGCATCCAATTTTTTGTATTTCCATCTTTAACTTCTGAACTTCTCTTTATGGCATCAATAAATCCTTCCACATCAAAACTGTTTTTGGTAGTGTTCTTTGTTAGATCAAAAACCTCCTCTGAAGGAGTTATGGTCAAAGGATGGAAAGTCACTTCACTTGTTTCTGTATCAAAAGTCACCACAGATGGTTTATGCTCTAAATCATAAATCGATACTGTCTTTCTAACCAAGCAACCAGCATTAACTATCGTTCGACCTTTATGATTGGCTTTGAAAGAGTAGTGATAATCTCCTGCCACGACCAAGTTAAATTGAGGATACTTAGCTAGAAATCTCTGCGGCTTTACCAAATGCTGCCCTGGATACAATTCTCTATCACCTATCATGGCGTGGATTATAAGAACGTTGTAGACATCTGGATATTTTGGTTTAGGAACTGCTGCACCAAAACTAGCTCCGTATACGTGTACTTCATCCCGTGCTCGTGTTCCAGGAGGTCTAAGTCTGGTACCTTCTTCCCCCACCAATTCAATATCTCCAGAAGCTGCTAGAACAGCTAAAGGACTATTAGGCAATGTTCCTAAAGAATGCCCAGATATATCGTGCTGTCCAGCGATGCAGTAAAACTTCCTTTTGTGTTCTTTCAATAAACTGATAACGGCCGCTTTAACTCGATTAGCTGGCGAATGCGTATCAAACAAATCTCCTGACTGCAAAACGTAATCGACCTTGAACTTATCGAAAATGGTAAGAGCTTCTGCCGTTTTGGCCAGTTGTGTCGCAAAGAAATCGTCTTTCCGCTTACTGGGTCCTCTATTAGTATAATGGGTGTCACCGAAAATTCCAAGAATCATTTTTGTACCTCAACTAGTTGCTTTTGAAAAAAATCAAAAAGGAACATCGAATCCTCTTTCATTTGTTTTTTCATAATGAGTTCATCTAAATCATCCATTATTTTATTCAATTTTATTTCCTGTGAATCTACTACTTTCGCTGCAAATGCTTTCTGTCTATCAAGAGAATACCATATTATGTGTTTAAGTTTTTCCGAAGCGAAGGGTAAATCTACTATCTGTTGTCCCATTAACAAATATAGAGATTCAAAAAAGTTATAATTAAGTCCACAAAGCATCTCACTTATCTCTAAGATTTCCGCCCCACTTGAATGGAGAATAGACATGATCTCACTTACCATATAAGTGCCAACATGATTTTTCATATTTGGTATTGGTGTTAATCGTTCAAAATCTTCTAAACATCGAATTTGATTGAACAACATTTTTACTCTCCTTGTAGAAGAACTCCATCCAAAAATGTTCTATCTAATAGTTGTGGTTTCCATTTAACATTTTCAAGAGAAAAAAGATAGTGATTAGGAGTTAGTAAACGAACTAATGTCGGGCTACATAAAGCCATAGCACAGTTATGAAAATGGCCGTGAATGTTGATTGTTCGCATATCGCCAAATTCAGGAATAGGCATAGGCTTGTGTGATAGCAATACACGCGTTTTTTCAACTTGCCCTCCCAGAACTTTCATTTTAACTATAATTGAGCCATGTTCTAATACTGCAGCAAAACCTTTGTTCAAATACCATTGGGTACTTTCCTTGTCATGGTTTCCTCGAAACAGAATTTTTATGCCAGGAAGATCTGAAATCCACGGCACAAATTCTTTTTTCTTCCCTAGAAAAACATCTCCTAAATGATAAATCAAATCGTTGGGGAAAACTAATGACTGCCAAAATCGTTTGATTCGTGCGTCATTATCGAGCGGTCGCATGCCTTCTTTAATCAATTTACTGTGGCAAATGTGCGTGTCAGATATAATCCAAACCTTCCGGGTTTTATCTAATCGCTCTTTCATTCTTTATACGACTCCAGTAAGTGATCTTTGGTTTCCATAACAAGTGTGCTGGAACACATCGGACACGTGGTCAATTGTTCCAGCAATTCATCAAACTGTTTTTGATTTTCCGCCTCATTTATTTCTGTTTGAGCTATTTTCTTATTCATTTCTTTAAGTTGCTCCACTAAAGAACTTAACGCGGATATCTTCGCTTCCGTATTATTATACTGTTCTTTGGCACCTTCTACCTTAGTTAATTTGATTTCTAAATCCTTAGGAAGAATAATTTTTTTCTGGTCTATATTTTTCAAATTTTTAATAAGATCACGTAGCGAACTAACGCAAGTAGTATTTTTTTCATTGTTCTTTAAAGTTGTTTCTATTTCAATTAATTTAGTTTCTAAATTCTTGGGAAGAACTATTTTTTTCTGATCTATTTCCTTCAAATTTTCAACAAGATCGAACAATGAGTTAACTCGTGAAGTATGCTTTTCATTGCTTTTCAAGGCAGCATCTGTATCTACTATTGCTTCCTCTATATTTTCAGGAAGTGTTATCCACCCCTCCTCAATATCTTTCAAATCAGTAATCATAGAAGATAATGATTGAGAAAGTGAACTAATGTCTCGAATATCTTCATTTATCCCACAGGCCTCGCCCAGTTTCGATTCAAAACCTTTTATATCTATTTTAGAAAGAATAGCAAGATTCGCATCTATCTCTTCTAAAGCTTCCTTTTGTAAGATGAGATGCTCAGTCGCTCTACGTGCTTTGCTTTTTAGAAGTGTTATGATCTTATCTATATCATCCAGCTTAGCTATTTCACGGATGTGTTGAGCTACTTGTCCCGGAGAATCCAGAACTAAGAAAGGAAGACTCTGTTGCTTTTGAATATTGACATCTAGAATATTGAGAGCTTCTTGAACCGCCTCCGGCGGGTTGGAACCGAACGCTGTGAAAACTTCTTCTTCAAATTCTCCAGCAGTTAGAACGTACTCATTTACCTTGGGACCTTTACTCCGCCGAACTCTTGCGGTATCTGTAATCAATTCAACAGTAGCTGGGCCATCTTGAAAATTGCTAATGAACCCATCACCTAGTGGTCTATTTGCAATTGGCCATTCAATAGCACGAAAAAGGGCCGTCTTTCCTATATCGTTTCCTTCGCCCACAATTATGTTAATGCCTGGGCCAAATTTCAGCACGGTATCTTTATGTGATTGAAAGCATGTTATTCTAACTTCTTTCAGCATGACTGATCTCCATGGCCTCGCTTTTCTTCAAGCAATTTTCGTAAGTACTGATTTTCTCTTTGAGTAGCTTCAAGATCAAAAAGCTGATACTTGATGCACACCCGCAGATAGTCTAAGGATTCCTGCAACTGTTGTAGACTTGTTTCCAATTTCTTTCGTCCAATTTTCAATTGTTTAGCCTTCTTAGCTAAATCAGCAAGTTTAGGATGGGTAGGATTTCTCCCCTCAAATTCTACCAATATTTTATCTAATGCCGATTTCAATTCGTTGTTATCCATTATTTTGCTTCCAATAAAAGTTTCTTAACTTCTTCAACTGTACCTACTACAGCAATGGGTCTTACCCCACCAAAGTCTATACCTGTTCCAGCTTTAGTAATGGGAATATCCCCAGAAGATCCACCTAAAAGTCCGGTAGGTATCATTTTAGGCATTAGAAAACAAACCTGATCTGCGTTTACGGGAAGTGATATTGTATCGCCCTTCTCACTCATAACTACGTTAAGATCTACCCATCTCATCTTTTTCTCCCTATTAAATTCAATTATAAAATAACGAAGCGGGTCGGGACAGATCAAACCCGACGACCTTGCTCCGGACGTATCCGCCGCTTCTCTATCATGGTATTCAATTATAGTATATCGCCTTCTTCATACCTACTCCAGTGCAGGGATTCACGTAAATGTTTTACTGTTTGATAATAGTATGCCTCACAATTGTGGCAAGCTTTGCAATATCGACTACCAGTAGTTCCGCATCTCGATACCAATCGACCGCCCATTTTCTTCATTTTCATGGTTACATACTCCATGAAACCTTCAGTTGCACAATAGTAAGAATTAATATGTCGCTGTTGCCAAGTATAACATTTCATTGGGCAACTATGCTCAGAAAATGTTTTGAAATAGTAATTACCTGATAATTGGTCTTTCTCACATCCCGGAGGTTCTTGATCATAATAAGCCATAAATGTCAAAACACAGGGCACGCCAAAAGCTATCCAATTTCTAATGCCGGAACTAACAAGATGTAAATTAGTAGGAGAAACCCTAAAGCGAACAAACATTACATTCTTAACAGTTTCTTCTGTACGCTCATTGGGCCAATCCATAGAATACGGTGACATGGGTTCTTCTTCTTCCTTTGGATTTGCCGTCAGAACTACTGGACCAGGAAAATCTAGATTAGGTATAGAAGTGTTAAAGAAGACTTTCTCGTACTGTTTCGCTGTTTCGATCACCAACTCCCGTTGGATATTGGAATCGTGCCCACAATTCATTCTTACAATCCCTGTGCCGACCTCCTCTGGGCTTGGAATACTGGGCTGGTCAATGTTATTGTAAAAGGCATTGGGACGATTGTAGAAGCACTGCGAACAGTTATTCGGGCACAAACCTGTCTGAGGACGGCAGTCAAATACTGGACTACCTTCTTGTTTAGGATTCCTTTTGGTGAGCATTTTTTACCATCCTTTCATAGCATTCTTCATTAAGCTTTTCTTTTCTAATAGTTAAATCTGATTCGCATAAAATAAAAGTGATGGCATTCGCTTCTCCCAGTCCTCCTCGTTCGCCATACTCTCCATCAAACATCCCTTGAGCAACTTCATTAATATTTTTGAGTCGCAAAACTGTTTTGTTCTGTTTTGAATAGATATGGGTGGCTAAGAAAAGACCAGCCACCATTCCTGCGATTCCAGAAAATATAAACACACTTAAAATTATAGGGAACAAATCATTCATTTTTTGCCCTTTCCATCTCTACTTTTTCAGCATCTCGGTCTCGGTTAGCTCTATCTTCATATCGAAATTTTCCTGTAGGATAGCGAAGATTCAATTTAGCTCTAGTCACGGCAATGCAGTCATTTAAGGTGGTACCAAAATCCTCCACTAGTAATTGCATCAGTTCCCAAAGCTCTGTATACCCATCCATAAGTCGAGTGGACTCCATCTCATTATTATACACCAAATGCTTTTTCAAAACATCTGCTATCTCTCCTGCTACAATATGTAGGCCGTCTATTGGATCATTCACATTTACTCTCGCCCTAATTCGTGGTTTCATCATTTGTTCAAGTGTCCATCCAAAAATGTCCATCCCTTGTAAAAGATAGAAACAAATATCTCCTATTTCATCTTGGAATCCCAATAGAAATTCATCAGCGTGGAGGTCCTTCATGTGCAGTATGTGGAGCTTTAATTCTGCCACCTCAGTAATTATTCCTAAGGTTGAATGAGTAAACCTACAACAGTTGACCGCCCTCTCAGCAAAATCATTGTTCTCAATAGAACGAATCATGACAAGAAAATCATTGAGCAATCCTAGATCAACTTTGGTTTTCATTTGCTAATCTCCTACGACACCATTCAGCTATCAGCAACGCATCCGACCGTCCATCTTTTTTTCCTCCTCTAGGACCTGAAAGTTCAGCCTTCGGAAATAGTTTTGTTGCCACCATATACGACTGGACTTTTTTGTCGCCCTTAGCTCCAGTTATTCCAAAATGTTTCTGCCAGGTTTTGGGAATAACCAATTCATATCTTATACGCTTTGCTACTAGCAAACCTTCAAATAAACCCTGACAATACCCTAAACCGAAAGAGGCCTGGGCACGAAATCCCGGAGGCATGGTCTGCATTTTCTCCATGCACACTTGATCTACTTTTTCTATAGAAGAAGAAAATACTTTCTCAATGGAAGCAAGATCATACACATTCTTTTTCTTCTTTCCTTTAACCAACACAACAGTAGGCATATCAAAAATATTTACAAGTGCACCTCCACCTGTTAGTACAGCTATACCACCGCTTAATCCTGGATCAACACCTATAATTTGCATACGATTCTCCTTTTCTATAATGATACTGGTTAGTATGCTCGGTACAGGACTGGTGCTCCCGAGTGTATGCGTCATCACCGCAATTCATACTACCAGATCAATAGCGGGGGTGGGATTTGAACCCACGACCACCGGGTTATGAACCCGGCAAGCTAACCAGACTGCTCTACCCCGCTGCTAATATGATGGAGTCTCCGGTATCCTCCATAGGAGTGTATCTCCCCACCATATTTATGTTACTTCCTAACCATAGTTAGTAACTACAACACTTTACAATTTTTTAGATGTATATTTGAAAACATATCTATATATTTTACCGTTCCCACAATCATAACTAGCTCACTTTTGCGTAATTTTCTGATTTCAATTTTTGATAAATCAAACTGAATATATTTTCTGGCAGAATCCGCTAGCTCCATCCGTACTCGGGGAGCACCAAAGTATTTACTAATGTGCGTAATATAACCTGAAACAATTATCCGTTCTCCTAGATACTTGTTTTCTGCTGCATACACGTTTGATGCACATTCATCATACAGATTGTCTGCGGCAATCATACACATCGGCTCCACTTCTACTTTTGGTCCAACATTATACCACAGATTGCCTGCCACAAGCCCTAGTATAACACCTAGTACTATCAGAATACCTATACCAAACTTCTTCATAATTTTTCTCCTACCATTCTCTAGGTTTTCTTACTTCGCTCTTATGCAATTCCTGCCAATGCACCCATACGGCTTGTCTCAATTCCTCCTCTAAATTTTCATCTTCAACATGTTTCACCCAACTCTTCCGTGTTCTTTCTGTATCTTGAAATTTTATTTTAGTCATAACTTTCATTGCTGCGTCCATGCCATGCTGACATTGGGCTAAGAAAACTAAATTGGAACCGATGTCATCCATTCCATAATCGAACATGATCCGAAACATGCCTTCTCGGAAGGGGGGGCCACAATTATTCTTTTTGTTCTTGAATTTGGTCCATACACCTATAGCGATTTTTGAAGCATTATGAACCTCTCGGAATTTTTTAAGGTGCATTGAAACCGAAGAATAATATTCTTTTGATCTTCCTCCAGAACACGTTTCACCACCAAAAGCCGAACCCATATTGTCTCTAGCCTGATCAATAAGGAATATAGTGGTGTTACTTTCTGCTAACTCCTTGATATACTTCCTGTATGCTAAAGACAACTGTTTGGCACGGTATGCACCGAAGCCTTGTTCATCCATTTTATGTTCCATTTCAAAAACGGAAGGAAGGGCGGAAACACTATCCACAACAATCAATTTGGCCTTCTTATTCATTGCCCTTTTTGTTTCTTTCTTAGCTTCCACGGCAGCCGCTTTAGACTGGGTCTTCTTTTCTTCTTTTGTCTTTCTCGGTTTACCATTCGGATACATAACATTAGTAATCCCGTTGTCAAACAGATCTTCAATAGTTTCAGGATAGCCAATACTATCCACCTTAGCTAAATCTAATCCGCAGGCTTTCTTAACGAAATCAGCAGCTAACATATGTTCAACATCCATATAATGCGTTTCTATTCCCATCCTCTGGGCATACCCCATAGTAGTAGCGGCCATTACGGTTTTACACGTTCCTGTACCACCAAAGATGTGATAAATCCTACCAACAGGAATACCTCCAGGATATCTATTAGAAATAGCTATATCCAGTACAGTACTTCCTGTGGATATCCACTGGGTAACGCCCGGAAGATCCATAACGACACCTGCTTCTTTAGTAGCCGCTCTAACCTCTTGTATAGTATCTTCCTTCTGGGATGTTTCTAGGATTTCTCTCTTTCCCATCTCTAGTTATCTCCTTCCTGTTGAGCATCTATTTCTGCTTGCCGTTGTTCAGCGATAGAAGCTTCATAATCTATATCCAATTGTCTTTTCTCTCTAGTCATATCGGTATTTTGAGCCAAGTAATAATTGTGAACGTATAGGGTAACCAAATTTCGGATATTCCCCTTACGCTGCTCCATACTCGTTTGAAGAACAGAAAAGGAATCGGAAAGAAGCGAAAGCCTTACATAATCACTTTTAGCTTTACGCACTTCATCTTGAATCCCCACAGTATCGTTGATAGCATCATTAGTTGGTTTCTTGTCATTGCTCAATCCGTAACTTTCTGGATTTTTTCTAACTTTGGTTTTCAAATCAGATTCAAGAAAATCCACGTCGTTCTTTGCCGTTCGAGCTAATGATTTAGCCATCATTGCTAATTCACCCACCTCATCATATAGATTGGCGTGTGTTTCGCACTCTACTTCAAGATCATATTTATTGATGGGCAAACGTTCCCTAAGTTCAACAAGTGTTTCCATCAAATCTTCTTCTGTACATTCTTCGCGTTTCATATCTTCCCCCAAAATTAACCACCGCGTGCCTTTCTAGCAGCCTCAAGTCTGGCCTGAACTCTAGCTTTCATACTATTCTCACCAGTTGCAGCAACTGCATCCTCTTTAACCATTTCGCGAACAGGGCCATCTCGAGTCTCTCCTCGAGTTTCTCCTCGAGTTTCAGACGCAGAAGCTGGTTTTCGGACTTCAGCAGTAGATTCCTGTCGTGTTTCCGGAGTTTCATCTTCTACTTCTGGTTCCATCTCTACGTCATCCTCTCGGGATTCCTGTCGAGCTCCCCGTTGCGACCCCATATCCGTTCTCTCACGATGCATCCGCCCCTGACTCTGTTCCTTTTCGCCACCCTGCTCCGGATCCTGCTCGAACTGATCACTTACAGCATCCAGCATTTCTTCTTCATCCGAAATCTTCAGAATATCTTTGAATTCTGGCAGATCCAAATACCAACTCTCAGGAACGGCCGGTCCCGCAATTAACGAGCAGCCTGTATAAGAGTACTTGCCCTTTTCTTTGACCTGTTCAAATTCAATATCCCTTCCCTCAGTAGGATGTGAGACATTGATGTACTTCAAGAAGTTCTGCTCATCCTCTTCCTGGCCTCTACGTCTCTTCCTCTTTGATCGGGACTTTATCTCATTAAACAAAGTCACCGGACAATCAAACCATCTTCGACCTTTCTTTTCCTCTTCTGAAGAACTGATATCAACTACAAAGAATAAATACCTTCTAGAAGGATTCAGCTCTTTAATGCGTGGATCTGACGGATCCATCTTACGAAGCTGATCAGCAAACTCGCAGATGGGACAGGGTTCGTCGAACATTCTTCGTTTACAGATGAATGTCTTTCTATTCACACCCACATTTCCATGCTTGAAAATTTCTATTCCAAAATACCCGGGTCTAAGCGGCGGATAAACTATTCGTATGCTACTAGGACCAAGAACAGGCTTCCACTGCGTAATACCTTCACGTTCCAGCTTACCTGTGTCTACGTAGTTGAAGTAGTTGCCGCCAGAAGATTTGTTGTACTCCCTCTCCATTGCCTCCTGTCTCGTTTGCTCAATTTGCATTTCTTCATCTGTCATTTTTGTTTCTCCAAAAATTTATATTCAATACTTCCCTCCTTAAAAAGGAGGTAACTCAACATAACGCAATACAACTGAACCGAACTCAACTGAATTTATTTTTAACTTTCCTCAATCAATTGAAAATGTGATTCAAAACTTTCTTTGCATAAACAATAATGGGTATGTGTCTTTTCTACAAAAACATCATATCTACCTTCACCAGCATACCTATCATCTTCTCCAGCATATGTAGCTTTAACATTATCCCCTACTTTAATATCTTCTTGTGTCCAATCTACTTCAACTAAGCATCGATAATCTACAGCGTTTTCATAGGCCATTTCTAACCGTTCTTCTTCCCTCTCTTCTTCTAAAATTCCCAAGGAAATTTCTCGGTATCTTAATTTAACTTCTTCTAAAATGCCGATCGCTTGGAAATGATCCCGACTCCCCCAGATTATCGTTTCATAGATAAAACGTTCCGCAGCATCAGATTTTAGCTCAGAAGGAATTTGGCTGAAGAAATCTTTTATTTTATTTACTTCAAGTTCAATTTCATCTATAGTTAACTTTTTCTCAAACTGTTCATTATTTTGTTCGGTCATTTATTCTCCTTTTATATTTTCAACACATCTCCCTTAGAAGAATTAAATAATTCCCCCCCCCAAAGAAGTAACTCAACGTAACAGAATTGAACTGAACAAAAACCAACCCGATAGAACCCAAAAGAACACAAATCAATTTAACTTAATTTAACCTAACTCATGAAACAAGCTTCAAGGAC